TCAGCCCCGGAAGCCCCGCCGGGCCAACCATCACCTGCACAATCCTGGGGAGGATGGGCATTGTCACGAGATTGTCACCCCGTAGTCCGCCACGGTCGAGACAGGGAACTCGTCGCTCGGGACGAAGGCGAGCTTGCATCGCCATCCCAACTCATCGGCCCCGCACTCTGCCCCCGTGTCCTCGGTGTCGAAGAGGAACAGCTCGCCGTCCGGGCGGTCATCGTGCTTGAGTTGCAGCAGCAGTGGGAAGTCGACAACGAGGCGAATCCCATCGCGGAGAAGCACGTCAGCCGCCGTCGAGATCGAGAGGTACCAGCCCGCCGAGCGCTCGTCCCATCGCAGGCGCAGGCGGAAGGTCTGCGACCCGAGGGGGATACTGTAGTCGTAGGTCGCCACGGTTGCGGCGGGCTCGTAGGGTTGAAGCCATCGCATCACATCACCCCCGCCAACTGCGCCAGTTTCAGGGCCGCCGTGGATTCCTGCTCCGCTGTCGCCGCAACGTCCGCCGCCCCTCCACCCGCGTCCGCCGCCTTCGCTGCATCGGCCTTCACGTCGACCCGGAGCAGCTCAGGGGGAATGGCCACGGTGAGGGGGACGGGCTGGAAGATGGTCTGTAGCTTCATTTCAATGGCGACCGCTTCCCCCGTGTCCGTGTCCCGCTTCTCGTCAACGCCAGCAATCACGGCGTCCTCTATCCACGTGGCCGTGACGAGGGTAAGTGGTTGCTTCGCCTCCGCGAGCAAGCGCAGCATGGCGGAGATGTCACTGAGGCGGGTGAAGCTCTCGTCAAGCGCATCAAGCGGGGTCGCGGTGCATTTGCCTGACACCGTGTATTCGACGGGGTTGAAGGTCCCGAAGTCCGAGACATTCGCCCCGAGCTCGATGGGGTACTTCGTCCAATCGACCGAGAGCTTCCTTCCCTCGGATAGCTCGCAATCGAACTGGAACGCGGGGGAGGCGAAGTCGAAGCTGGCAAACGGGAGGAGGAAGATGCTCATGCAAGCTCCACATAGTCAGCGAGCGTCGAAGCCATTTCCTCAGCCAGGGCGACCTTGACCGCGACGGCGATGCGGTTCGCAAGCTCGACGGGATCCGTCGTGACAACTCCCGGCACGGTGACGCTGATGTTGTTCGTCCTCTGGGCGTTCAGCGTCCTCACTCCTCCGCCCTTTCCTGGACCAGCCGCAGCGAACGCGGGAGTGGTGGCAAGCCCCTTCGGGACAAACTGAGGCATCGCCCCGAATCCCGCCGGCCTCGTTGGCGCCACTGCGTTGCTCGACGCCGATGGCTCCGAGCCTCCAATCCTGTCGATGGTGATTCCGTTGTTGGCGAAGTCGCGAATCCCCATCTTGTCAAGGAGGTTGTCCGGGAGAACGTTCAGGATTTCGGCGATGCCGTTGATGCCCTTCTCGACCCCAGCCAGAATCAGGTCAATCGCCCCCGTGAAGACGCCAACGACGGCATCGGACAAGCCACCGACAACCTTCCAGAACACGAAGGCCGTCGTGTCCCATGCCCACGTGAATGCGTCGATGATCTTCTGCCCGGCCGCCAGGAAGATGTCCGCAACCCAAACAACAGCGCCCCACGCGGCACCCTTCAGATCCTCCCAGACCGTCCCACCGAGGGCCCAGCTCCATCCGGCGGCAATCCACGAGAACCCGGCCGAGAAAATCCCGGTGATGTTGGCCCACGTCGCCCGGGCTGACCGCACCACGTAATCCAACCATGACTCCGACTCCAACGCGGACCGCATCCCGGCCTCACCAGAGGCATCAGCCGCATCTTCCGTCGCCGACTCCCACGCGAGATAGGTCTTGGCGGCCGCAACCCCAATAGCTTCGCCAGCCTCCTGAAACTTCGTGATGATCGTGGCTGTCGTCTCGGACACCGCAACTACGATTCCCGCGATAGCTTCCGCAAACCCTTCCGGGGTCTCGATATTGAGGGCTTCAAGGATGACCTTCCCGCCCTCCTTGATCTTCTCCCACAGTTTCTCGGCCTCGACTCCAATCTTCCGCAGGCTCTTTTTGATTGGTTCTGGGTCGATTCCGTTGGCGTCGAGCATGCGCCCGAAGATGCTGTCCTCCCCCTGCGTGAATCCGATCAGGTCTTCAATCCCGAGGAGGAGAAGACCGATTGCCACAACAGGAAGCATGAGCTTCAGATTCGCGAGAAGGCCCGCCTTCCCAACGCCGTTGATGGCGAGCCTGAGCTACCCGAGCCCATCCAATGCCGCGCGCCCAGCGATAAGAGACACCGCAACGCCAAGCCCCAGAGCCACCTTGCGGGCGACCTTCGAGACCTTACGCATCTTGTCTTCATCGTCGACGAACGCCTTGATTCGCCCCGCCGCCGACGCGAGCCACAGTGCCATCCTCTGGATTATCCCGGTGAGCCCGGCATTTCCAAGCGCTACCGTGACTTGCCACACGCTGTCTTTCAGATTGGACAGCGACCCGCCGAGGGTCTTACTCATCTTCGCCATCATCCCCGCCCGGAGGGGTAGCTGGCCTTGCGTGACGAGGTACTTCTGGATCGCCTCCGCGTTCTTCTCGATGGAGACCTTCTGCTTGTCGAGCCCCATCACGACGAGCTTCCCGCCGAGCGCCGACCAATCCATGCCGGTCGCGCGGGAGAGGCGCATGGTCTGCCCCATGGCAGCTTCGCCGATGCCCTCGGCAACGGTCTCCAGGGACACGTCAGCCTTTCCGGTCCCGGCCGCGAGGTCACCCAACGCCCGCATCGTGGCATCGGTCGTGTCGAGGCTCTTTTCGCTCAGGATGGCGAAGGCGTTGCCGACCTGCTGCAACTCGAACGGGGTCTCGGCGGCGAACTTGGCGATCCAATCCATCGCCTTCTTCGCTTTCTCGCTGGAACCTGTCACCGTCTCGAGACGGGCGTTGAGGTAGCCGAACTGGCTGTTGGCGGAGATGAGTCCGCCGAGCGCCCCTTGGATTGCCCCGAGCCCTAGGTATGAGACCAGCATCCCCTTGATGCTTGCCCCGAGCCCGCCGACCGTAGTGCTTGCAGCGGCCGCCCTGGCCTTCACTGCATCGACGTTGGACGCGATCCTTCCAAGGGCGGCGCCGTCAGACGTGAAGCCGAAGCGAGTCAAGATGTTTCGGATGGTGACGCCAGCGGCCATTATTGCACCAGCCCCTTGATCTGCAGCGCGTAGTACTCATCGAGCACGTCGCAGATCGTCCAGTTCTCGGCAACGTCGATGGGGTCGCGATGTCCGTGGGTCGTCACCTTCCAGAACTCCCATCCGCGCCACCGCTTGTCCACAGCGAGTCCCTTCGCCAGGGTCTCAATGATGCGCTTTCGTTTGGCTTCCGCCTTCAAGGACTCGGCGGACTTGTCCCTTCCGGATTCGCTGATTCGGTGGGCTTCGGCGCAGGCTTGGGCAATCGAGCGATAAGCTCCAGTAAAAAAGGGCCGAAGTTCTCCCTCACAACCCACGAGACGACATCGAATCCCTCGAGGTAGGAGTCGAAGGCTTGGTCCCGAACCATCGGCGTCGAGAGCAGCTCCCACGATTCCTTCTCCCCGGCCGGGAAGCATCGGCGGGTCTTGGCGAGCAAGCGCCCCACGAGGACCGGCCCGCCGCGAGCCATGATCGCCTGCGGGATGGATCCGATGCCCTGCCCGAGCGCGCCCCAGTTGAGGGATGCCAGGGTCTCCAGGCTCGACAGCGCCGACAAGTCGAAGTCGAAGTCGATGAGCGCCCCGGCCTTGCCCAGCGAGGAAAGAACCACGTCCGCCAACTCGAGCATGATGGCTTGCCCGGCGTCGAAGCCGAAGGGCTCGTTGCGGTACTGGTGGCCGTTGATGGTCGTCTCGATGGCGTCGTGTTTCATGGGTTCAACTTACCGAAAAACCCGGACAGTTGCCGGGTTTGTGGATTCGTGATGGTTGTTGGGTCAGGGCAGGTTTTGCCCGTGGGTGATTTCGAGCCCGACGAGCTTGATCGTCCACTCGCGGCCGGATGCCTCGGTGCCGAAGGACATGTCCGCAACCTTCTCGAAGAAGGCATCGGGGGCGAACGCTTTCGACAGCCCTCGCATGTCCCGAGCGAGGAACGAGAACTTGCCGAGCCCGGTCAACCTGTCGAAGAGGGCCTTGAGGCTCAGATAGTCGAGGGTCGGGGAACCCTGCACGATCTGGAGCACGCAAGTCCCGACGTTGTTGTGCTTGCGGGTTCTGATGGTACTCCCGTGGGAGCCCTGGGAAACGGACCAGTCGACCTCATCGAAGCTGATCTTGATGGAATCGCCGTCAACAAACTCGGTGATGGGAACGCCACCGAGGATGACCGCCACGTTGTTGATGTCGTATTCGCGCTGCATTTTCTTGAGTCTCCGTGTTGGAGAAGGGGAGCAAGAGAGGGGAAGTGGCTACGGGCCCGAAGGCCCGTCAAGGTCACGCAACGTCGAGCACGGCCAGGTTGTATGTGACTTTCTCGATACCACCGAGCAGGGCGACATCGGCCGGGATGGTGATTTTCCGAGCCAACCGATCCGAGTCCGAGAAGGACGAAGCCTTCGGGACCGTGATTGTCGACGCGCCCTTTTCGAAGTGCTCGACATCCTCCCCGCGCTTGATCCACTCCTCCAAGACCGCCGCGTACATCGCCACGCCGGTGTCATTGAACCCCGCCTTGCGGTTGAGGTTGCTCAGGTTGAGACGGAGCTGCGTGGCCCCCTCTCGGATGCGGGCCTTGAACCAATCTTTCGTGACGAGGGTATCGGCGTAGCGCGTGTCCACGAGGGTTCCAGGGCCCGCACTCCCGAGGCTCATCTCGGAGAGGTACGCATTGCCGCTCTTGGCGAGCAGGTTGGTCTGCTGCGTCGCGGTCAACGTCGCAATCGTGCATCCCACGAGGGTTGCGCCGCTCCATTGGGTCGGGCCCGTGTCCGGGTCCTTGGCGAGCTTGAATCCGAGCCACGCGAGGTCAACCGTCTCCGTGTCGGTCGGGTGGTAGATGGGCATGGTGCGGGAGTAGGCCAAGGCGAACATCGCGGCGAACATGTTTCCGGCGGCCGCCGTGAGAATCCCGGCCTCGTCGGTCTGGCACGCGAAGAACTTGGAGTCGTCGGTCTCAACCCAAGCTGCGATGGCGAGCAGCTCCCACGGATCGCGACTGTCGGTCACGAGCCCATACCACGTATCGTTCTCGACCTTGATGGCCGAGAGCGAATCCGCCAGGGTGACATTGGCATTCGTGGTGCTCTCCGTGATGGTTCCGGCAACGGAGACCTTCGACGAGGAGAACGTGAACGCCTCCCCGGGATGGGTCGCGGTGACGATGACCTCAACTCCAGCCCCTGACACGACAACCGGCTCGGCGGCAAGTGCCGCGGTGAGCAGGGTGCGCAGGGAGAGGGCGACGGCGGCCGCATCGTCGGCGGGGACGGTGGCGGTATCCGTCACGGGGATGCTGTTGACGGTGATCGTAAAGGTGTCCAAGTTGGCGATGACTCCGCCGATGGTCCACTTCTCAACCTGAGCCTCGCTCGGATCGGCCCGCAGAATGGCTACCTGCCCCGGATTCTGGTTCTGCGCGAAGATGTTCTTCACGTAGGTGGCCAGGTCGGAGTTGACATCGCTGTCGTCGTCGACCTCCTTGGAGTTCAGGTACAGCCGGAAACGCTCCGTGAAGCCCGCGCCAACATCGCTCGAGAGGGCTCCGATGAGGCCGAAGTTCTGTTTCGGCACGGCCTGGGCGGCACCGAAGATGTTGACTGTGACGTTGCCATCGAAGCTCATGTTGGATCCTCAAACGTGAGGTCGTTGTCGCAGGTGTCGATGGTGTCGACCGGAGCAACGACGGTGTCTCGGTAACTGATCTGAAAGTCAACGACGACGCGCCCTTCCCATGACGTGTCCCGAACCACGGACTCATCAACGGACGAGAGCACCCTTCCGACCGTGAGCCCGGAAGCGTCGAGAAGGGCGATGATGGCGTCATCCTGAAACGAGTACTCGACGGAGCGGGCCGAGGCTGGCGTTCCGTAGAACTCGAGCCGCACCGTTCCGCGACGGGACCAGGAGCGCTCTTGGTCGAAATGCCTGCCATCCCCGCTCGGGGTCGTCGTCGTCACGATGTGCGGGGTCGCGGAGAGGGCCTTGTCGGTCGTGACCGCAACGGTGATGTAGGGACGGGCGGGACGCGGGCTTGCCTGATTGGCGAAGATGACCGGGATGAGGGGCACCGCGGCCGCAACCCATGCCTGACAGGCGATTTCGACGGCCGTTCTAGCCACGGTCGATGTCCCTCGCGTGGCAGAGCAAGGACTCGACCTTGCCCCGGATCATCTCCCGCTGGCTCGTCCCCGTGGGGGCATACCCGAGGGCCGCGTAGAATGCCCTGGCACGCGCGTCGGACCCGAGGCACCATAGAACCACCCTGGAATAGCCCCTCGCCCGCAAATCGGCCTCAGCGTCCCTCAAAAGGGCCTTCCCGACTCCCTCTCGCTGGTGGGCGGGGGAAACGTAGAGGCAGCGGAGCCACCCATGGAGGCGCTCGGCCGGGTGGGGGAGAGACTCGGCAAACCCAACGATCTCGCCGTCGAGCTCGGCCACGAGGACGCGGTCACCTTCAAGGGAGCCCGGATACCACGGATGCCCATCAGCCCAGCATGCGGCCCAGATTGCCGAGCAGGAGGGGTAGTCGGATGCTGTCGCGGGGCGGATCATCATGGCCTCGATGCCCAGGTGATTTCGACATAGGAGTCATCGCAGATTTCGACAGTGCAGGTTCCCCCGGCCGTGTCGCTCTTCACGGCGCAGCACAACCTCATCCGCGAAGATCCGCTTCCAGCATCGTTGAGCACGGGCTGACCTTCGCGATGAGGGAACTCGACGGCACCCTTTTTCGGCCACTGCACCTGCTCGTCCGTGATGTCGTAGCCGTCCGTCGTCGTTCCGCCGTTCGTGTTGCTCTGGTTTGTGCAGGTCCACTTCACCGTTGCCGAGCTTCCGGTGCCGCCAATGCTGGCACGCCAGTGAAGGTGGATCTTGAAGCTCTTGACGTATGCATTCGCGGGGACAGCAAACATCTCCTCCAGGTACCACACCTGGGCATTTTTGTAGGTCGTTCCCGTAATGACCGAGGGGCACGCGACCCAAGTGGGACTCATCCCCGGATCGTCAGTCGACACAACCGCCGTCGGGATGATGAGTCGATAGGTCACAGTACCGGCGGATGCGGCTCGAATGGCGGAAGCGGCCGTCACTGCGGCATCGGCGCGGTCATATCCGGCATGAAGGAAGGCGAAGATCGATGCTGAGGCGTTCGGGGGCACGACGGAACCGTCAGAGCTGGAACCGATCCACGTCAGGATCTTGGCGAGGCGGGCGTAGAGGCTCCCCTCGGTCGGGGTCGTAACGCCAGCATCCGCCGGCTGCCCGATGAGCCCGAGCACGGTGTCAGCAGATGAGGCATCGCCAGTGGTACCGAGGGCGGACATCAGCTTGTCGCGTAGCCATCGGATGCCCGCGAAGAGCTTGCCCCCCGCAGTGCCGGGCTCGACGGCGGCGTCCGTGGGGTCGCCGATGTCGGTCTCGATCTCTCTGGTGGTGGAGTCGCTCACAGGGTGGCTCAGACGTGGTAGGTGATCTCGAGGCTACTCTCGTCGAAGATGGCGCAGGTCATCGTGTCGGTCGCGGTCGTGACCTTCCCCAGGAGGCAGAGGTTGATGGTCGTTCCCACGGCCGGAATGGCATCGCTCGGGCAGTCGCCGGAGAGCTCGTGGACCGTGAGCGCGGTCGTCTCGCTGACCTCGGCCGAGATGTCGATGCAGTTGGCGCTCGGGGCGGATCCCGGAGTCTCCGCGGCGTCGGAGATGCCCCACTTCGTCTTGCCGGCTCCAGTGCCCGCGACTGCGGCGCCCTGGCTTCTCCACTTGAGGTGGATGTCGTGGATGCTGTCGGGGATCGCGCTCGCGCCGTCTGCGAGGGCCAGCGGGATGACCTTCATCACCTCGTAGGTCTCGGCGTCGCCCGTCTGCGCAACGGCGACAGCAGTGGAGGTTGGGTCAGCGGAGAGCACCGTGTTCGCGTTGACGAGCTTGCGCTTGACCGTGACCTGCCCCGCGCCACCCGTGATTGCTGCGATGTCGGCGGCGATGCTTGCCCCGGCCGGACTCCCGAGGGTGACCGCGAGGCTGGTCGGGAAGTCCCCGATCTCGGTCGCAAGGTTGGCGATGGCGGTGGCCATCGAGTCGAGGTCGGCCTGGTCCCCGACGAGGATCTTGCGCGCCGTGTAGCGAGGGACCCCATTCTCGATCCATCCGAGCTCGAGCGAGAGCTGTTGCTCTGCGGCGTTGTTCGCGACTTTGATGAAGAACTCATAGCGCCCGGTCCCGAGAGCGACGGTCTGCTGGTACCAGTCCTGGACCGCGTGAACGAAGTAGACGCCCTCGGCGGAGTCGGCAAGCGCGGCCCCTGCGTCGGCGGCGAAGAGCATCGCCGGAAACACGGTGCCGTCCTCGTTGAGGAGGCGGGCGTAGATGGTCGCGCCGTCTGGGGCTTCCATCTCCCCCTTGCCGTTCACGAGCCCCACGACCACGCGGAAGTAGTCGTCGCCCGCGGCTGGGCGCTTCATCACGGTCTGGTAGGCCACGTCCATCTGGGTGGCGTTGGCGAGTCGGCGGTCGTCGTAGAAGCTACCCATCAGAAGGTCACCTTGAGCAAAAGTTCCTTCGAGATGGTCGCGGAGAGCGTTGCACCCAACGCATCGACCTTCCCCGAGAGGAGCAGGGTGAAAGAGCCAGGGGGCAGAACGTCGTCATCAACGCGCCCAGACGTGTGCTGCTGCGTCGCCACCGTGGGGGCTGGGTACCACGCGGAGATTGGCTCGGCGTCGTCCGAGGGGGCTTCTCCGACCTCCTCCGTGCCCGTGCTGATGAGCCATCGAGTAGACCCCGTCCCGCCGTCCACCGTCGTTCCCCAAAGCAGTATGGTGCGGATGCCGAGGATCTGCACGTCAACCGAGTCGACAACGAAGGCGTGCAACACAACCTCGTCGGTCCCAGTGGCTTCGCCGTCCGCGTCGATGCTCCCCGTCGTAGGGTCGCCATTCAGCAGGCCGGACGCGGGAACGGGGTACAGGGAGACCGAGTGGGGTCTGAGCATGGCTATTTGGGCCAGGACCCAGGACTGGGTTGCGTATAGGTCTGGGGTGGGGCCAGGAGGAACGGGACCCGGGGGGTACTGGGACTCATCCTCCCCGACCTCGACCAGGAGATACTTGTAGTGGACGAGCCCGCCCGTGTGCGCCGTCCAATCCTCGACCCCATGCACCTCGTAGTTTCGGCCATGCCAGGCAACGAGGTCGCACTGGTGAGGGTCGGACATCTGGACGGTCTGCAACTCGGTCGCGGAATACGCCTTGAAGCTGGCTCGCGTGCGTTGCAGCTCGGGGAGCTTCTCCAACTCCCGCGCCGTCAGGACCTGCACCGAAAGGGAACCGCTCGTGACAGACGGGGTGCCCTGTACCCACTCCCCATCGACGTATCCGCCGGGGCGATGGGTGATTGCTACCGTCGTGGCGCCAAGGAGGATCATCCCTCACTCCCCGGCGTTCCCACCTTGAAGTTCACCGCCCCCATCATTCCGGCGGCGCCCTTGTCCACAAGGGGATTGTTCTCGCCCTTCCTCTCGACAGTGCTCGGAGCGTTTGGTGGCGTGGTCCAGTCTCGGATGGATCGCATCACATCCGACCGGACCTTGACCCCGAGGGCGAACAACGCCGCATCAGGGTTGGCCCCGGATGCGATGACTCGGCCAAGCTGGCGCTCCAACAGGGCGGCATGGGCCGGGCCGTTCTGGTCCATCGCCGTCGAGAAGAACGGCCTCGCGGGGATGTGCTCGGTCCCAAATTCGTTGGCGGCGGCATACGTGGCGATCTCTCCCTCGTAGATGCCCACGGTCAACTCACGCCCAGCCAAGATGGAAAACTTGGCTCGCAGCTTCGCGTATCCGGGATCATCGTCGGTCTGTCGAGGGGTGCTCACAGTAGCAACGCGCCTCCAAGCCGATAGGGGTCCCAAAGTTCTGACGGGGAGGGTCTGTCACTCGCGCCCGACCCGGAAGCGGCGGAGTAGGTCTCCGCCAAGTCTCCCGTTCTGCGCGATGTCAGGACCATTCCGGCCGGAGCCCCGTCGCCTCCGGTCACCATCGACCAATACCGCAAGGAAACCCACTCGAACACGCCGAGGAGCACGTCATCGGGGGGAGTCTCATCAACCCCGGTCTCCGTGTTGTCGTCCGTCCACGGATTCCACATGTGGGCGTCCCCCGCTCTCAAGGCGGAGAGCAGGAGCCCTTTCAGCCGAGCGTCTTCCCCGACGGCAACGCCAACGTGGGCACGGAGGTCGACCTCGAGAGTCGTCCAATCCCATGTGTCGACGAGGTAAGCCATGCGGGGAAGTGCTCCATCGGGAAGATGCCCACCGAGGGCTCAAGGGTCAGGTCGCGGAGAGAACCGTGGCGTGGAGGCGCTCGGTCAGAAGGGCCGAACCCTCGGCGGTCGCGGCGGCGGGGTCGGTGAACACGTCCACGATGGTGTCGATGGCGTTGCGATTGATCTTCGCGCGGCCGATGACCTGCATGACCGTGTGGTCGATGGTCGCGATGCCGTCGAGGGCATCGTGAATGTCGTCCGCGTCGAGGTCGACGCCGGCGCCCGTGTTGGCTTCGTCTCCGAACACCGCGTAGAGGGTCGGGACGGTGGCCAGGAGGGCGCACACGAAGGCAACGAAGTACTCCTTGCCGTCGGCGGTGAGCACGGCAGCGGCGGTGCCGTCGAGCTTGAACGACTTCGCCCAGTTGCCGGCACCGAGCAGGATGGTATCGGCCGCGGCGCCGAAGTTGAGGGCCGTCCCGGCCACGCGGATGAAGCCCGCCGAGAAGTTGGCCCGGTAGATGTCCTTGTCGCTCGGGGTGCTCGGGTCACTCACGACCACGCCGGACGCACCGGAATCGGCCGCCTGGGCCCAGCGCTTGGCGGAGACAGCCAGGTCCGAGACCTGCTGTTTGCTCATCGGGCCAGTCCCGTGTGCGCCGTCCGCATTGCCGCCAACCAGGTCCGCCGGGTCATCGAAGCTGCCAATCGGTCTCAGGGTTGCCATTTTCGTCTTGCTCCATCGTGCGCCACTCGGGCGCGGGTTGTGCCGTCACTCGTGCCGCGGCCGGAAGGGGAAAGGTCAGACCCACTCGGAGCCGCCCATGCGCTCGTTGAGCAGGGCCGAATCGGAGAGGGTGTTGGTGTGGACGAGCTCGATGGTGTCGATGGCGACGCGCTTTACCTTCACGCGCCCGAACACCACGAGTGACGAGGTATCGAGGCCAGCCAACGGCCCGCCAGGGGTCGCGAGAAGGGCAGCGCTCAGGGCGGCGCAGACTTGAGCCTTCGTGACAGCCGCTTCTGCGCCATTGGCGGCTTGCAACCCCGCAACCGCCGTGAGCACAACCCCGCTCGTGGCCCGAACCGCTACGAGGGCCATGTTGTAGGTCTTGCCGTCGAGGGTCGGGATGACGGCATTCCCGCCCGTCAGGGTGTACGTGCCCCCAGCCCACTTTCCCGCGCCGATAAGGACGGTATCCGCGGCGGCCGCGTACTGAGCGAAGAGACGAGCCGCGCGGACGATGCCGGCGGAGATGTTGACCCGCAGCACCGTGATGCTGCTCGGGGTCGTCGGGTCGCCAACAACGAGCCCGGAATCCACCCGCGAGGATTCGAGGTACGCCCAGATCGTGGTGATGAGGTCGCGCAACATCTGATGCACGACATATCCGATCCGCCACCAGGCGTTCCCGCTCTTGCCCTTCTCGTATGCGCTCGGGCACTGCGCCAAGAGCTGCGCCTTCGTCTTCACTGCATCCGAATCACCCCATGCCATGTGTTCGCTCCTTCACCCACGGTCGAGGCGAGACAGCGGGGGCGCGATCCGGGGTGACGATGGCCCCGAGGGTAGCGCTTGTCCCGCCCTGCTTCTCGTCCTTGGGCTGTCGGTGGAATCTGCAAAGCCCGTGTGCATCGAGGATCGTCAGCATGCACGGACTCCCATCACGTCGCTTTCCCTTGCAGGTCGCGGGCGCCATCTGCTTTTCGACGGGCTCCGCTTCCTTCTCTTCCTCTGGTTCAACTACCTTCGTTTCCTTGGGCCCGACGATCTTGCGTTCCCGTGGCTCTGTGGGCCTCGTGGCGTGCGTCGAGATAGCGGCGGGCGTGACAGAGCGCATCGTCACGGAGAGCGTCCCAGGGCCATCCTGGGGCTTCCCTTGCGTGTACTCTGCATCCCCGCGAGAAACGGCGCCGCGAGCGAACAGCTCCCTGACCACGATGGTCTCCCCCTTCTTCAGGGGATTGGCCAACCCTCGCCCCGGAGCCCGCATCTCCCGCAACGCCCGAATCTCGTAGCCCTTGCCCATCTCCAACCCTCCGCAATCACGCATCAATCGGCCGGCAAAAACAGGAAGCCCCGTAGAATCAGGGGCTCAGAGGTCAGGGCGCGGGCGGGGTGTTGTCGAAGTGGAGGTCGACGAACGCCGACGGCCGCGTGAGGCTCAGAGCAAGCCGTTCCTCGACGCGGATGCCGAGCAGGTTCTTCTCCCACCAGTCCCGGTTCTGGTCCGAGATGGAAACTTCGGCCTGTTGGCGGTCCCAGATGATCGCGCCGAGCCGGAACGAGCCGACCAGGGCGTGCCCCTCTTCGATGGCGCTCGTTTCCACGACCTGCAAGCGCCAGAGCTGGGTGACGCCGGCGGCGCTCACCATCTGCTGGGCGAACATGTAGTGGCCGTCAATGCCCTTCTCGAGCTCGACATCTTCGAGGTCGTTCGGGTTGATGACCAACACGTCCGGGGGCAGGAAGGACAGCATGCACAAGGTCACGGCCCGGCGGATGGCGTCGATCTTCGTGTCGCCGACGGAACCATCGCTCCAGTCGAGCTGCTGGATGTCCGCATGGGTCAAGATGCCCTGGATCTGGCGCGTGCTCTTGTCGCCGTAGAGGATCTGACTTTCCTTCGCCATCTCCCGGAACTCGTTGAGCCGCGTGTCGATGTACGCCTGAAGGGCAGGCGCATCGTCGAGCATCTGCTTCGAGACGGGCATGATCGTCGCGAGGGTCTTCACCGTCTCCGTGGCCAGCTCGAATTCGATGTGAGAGAGCGGCTTGACCTTCGCCTCGGGCGTGAAGACGAAGGTGTGAGAGATGGCCGTCCGCAGCGCGGGGTGCGTCTGGGTGAGGTTCGATGCCGCCGTGATGGTGAGGGTCTCGTAGTCGATGGTGTCGACCACGACTGTCTCTTCCTGAGCCAAGCCCTGCGAGAGGATGACGCTCTGCCCGGAGTAGAACCCTTCCGCCGTGCGGGTGAGAACGAAGTCCTTCTGTGCCGCGTTGGCTTGGGCGCTCAGGACTTCGTACAGCTCCGCCGTGACGTTCTCGCGAGGGAACTCGATGCTGTTCCCGGCCACCGGGATCGACGGGATCAGGGCGGCGAGCTTCCGGGGACGAGAGGGCGGGGTGATGATCTGCTCGTAGCGGTACGGGCGAACGACGGAGCCGATTTCCGTGCTCGTCAACTCACCGGCCTTGACCTCCAGCGGAGCGTTCAAGCCCTTGGTCTCGAACACGACGGGCTTGGAATTCCACTGGCCGGCCTCACGAGCCGACTTGAACTCCTTCGAGGACACCAGAATGCCACCGATGCTCTTGAGGTCGTTCGGCCCCGCGACAGGCATCGCCTCGAACCGGGCGAGCTTCGTCGCGAGCTCGAGGTTTTTCTTGTCGAGCTCGACGATCTTCGCTTCGATGGTCGCCCAACTGGCCTTGGCGGCATCGAACGCGGCCTTGGTCTCGGCCGACAAGGTGCCATTGGCCTTGATCTGCGCCTCCTGCTTGTCGAGCAGGCCCTTGATTTCCGTGCCGAGGGACGCGATGCCCGCCTGCAAAATGCCCAGTTCCTTCGTCTCCATTTTCGTCTTGCTCCTTCGGTGTGTAGTTCTCAGCAGAGAGAACGAACGGGCGCCTTTCAGCGAGCCCGGAAAAGTGACTTCATTTCCTCAAGCAGGGAGTCGAGCGCCTTCGTGCCTTCCTCATCTTCCTCGGGGTCCTTCCCAGGCTCTGACGACGGCGGATCGGGGGGCTCTTTCGCCTTCCCCTCGTCGGGCCCCTTTCCGCCGTCTTCCTCGTCGCCCCCGCCGTCGTCCATCACGTCCTTGGGGGATGCGGAGTCGAGGATCTCTTGGAGCAACTCAATCGCCTCCAAGAGCTTCTCCATGTTCGAGGACTTGAGGACGCGGCCGACCTTGAGTTGCATCTTCGGGGAGAGGCGGAGGAGGCTGGATTTCACGCTCATGATCTGCGCCTGTTCATTCATCGGGAAGGTGACGAGCGACCGCTCGAAAAGATCAAGCTCGGAGATGCTCCGCACCCCCGCCTTGTCGCGCGTCGACTTGATGGTGTTGAAGCCGATGGAGCCGCCCCAGATTACCTCATCCTCAGCGAGAACGAGGGCTTCGTCGCCGCGCTTCGTCCGGGAGATGAGGTCGACCGAAAGCAGGCCCTTCGAATCCTCTTCCAGGGCGATGGGCTTCCCGATGGGCTCACTCACATCATGCTGCCAGAGCAAGGGGATTCGATGTCCACCTCCCCCGGGCCGGGCCTTGCGTTCCAGGGTCGTCTTGAAGGCGCCCGGCAACACGATGTCATCGCCCAGGTCGCGGTTCCCGCTCACGGAGCTGTACATCGTGATGGTGCGCTTGGTGCCGTCGACCTTGCATTCGCACGACGAGAAAGGGACACCCAAGTAGCGCATCGACAACCTCCCGAGGCGTAAGTGCGGCCTCGGGACAAATCCTGTCTGGGTTGCGACAAAATGTCAAACACTAGTTTGCCAAAATGTCGCGCGTCGGTCTTGGCGCTCAATCCTCAGCGTCGAGAAGAGCGGCGCAAGACGGGGGGTTGTTGTATTCCGCAAGGAGGGCTTCGTAGCGCGGGTCGTCCGGCCCGATGTCCTCGACGAAGTCCGCCATGATGAGCCGCCCGTCAACCTCCGCGTGGGCGGACATTGGGACAGCGAGAGTTTCCCCCTCCTTCTCGATGCTGCTCATGGCTTTGCCTCGTACTTTCGGCCCGACAGGGGGCCATTCTCTATCCACTCCACGTATTTCTTGCCGTAGCGCTTCACGGCCCCCGCCCTGTCCTCGACAACAGAGGTCACCCCCTCGGCCAGAAACTCCCTGACTCCCACCGGGTCACCAGGTCCGCTCTGTTGTTCGTAGCTCGACAGTCCAGGCCAGCCCTTGCGATGGAAGGCAAGCAGCTCGGGCGAATCATCCCACCCGTTGACGTGCCCAATCAGATGCCCGACCTCGTGATTCATGCTCGAAAGCTTCGACGTAGCCCCAAGGAAGGCCGTTCCGTTGCGCTCCTTCCTCATGGGGTCGCCGCCGACCATCCAAGCGGGAACGTTGCGGAGCCTACGCTTGCCTCCGGCGCCGTACCCGGCGAAGCTGCTCCAGAGCTTGCGGTTCGATAGCGCCTCATGATCTGGGTGGTAGAAGAAGCTACCCTTGTCGGCGCGGGACTTCGACGCCTTCCAAGACTTCTCCGGGCTCGACCCTCCAATGACTATCTTCGTCCTTCCGGCCAGCGAATCAAGTACGGCCGGAGGCATCATCGCGAGAGAAGCCACGAGCCCGCGTGTCTGCGCCAGGAGAAAGCTCTCCTCGCCAAGGTAGCCGTGGATCTCGAGCGACTGTCCAAGCCTGGCCAGTTGCGGGGAGTGGGCGAGAGCGGCCCGCGTACCGTCGAGGCAGTCCGTCTCGGCCTTGGTCATCCCCGGCTGGTGTTCGAGCCAGGGGAACGACGTAGGGGCCGCGGTGGGCTCTGGGGAGCTCGGCTTCGCGGGGGTGGGGGCAGGCAGGAGGGCAATCGCCGGAGGCGCAACAGGGGCAGAGGGGGCCGTTTCCATGGGCTTCTCTGCGGGCTTCGGCTTCGTTGCTTCCTCGGGCTTCGTGGCTGGTAGCGCGGGCCCCTCGACGAGCTCAAAGTCGATGATACAACGACAGTGCGGATGGGCCGGAGGGACGAGGACATTGGGGAGCTTCGCCGTCACCCCCGGGAAGGTCTCGGCCAGTCCAACGACCTGCCCGTCGAGCGCATCGCAGAAGGCGCAAGTCCTGACGCCTCGCTGTGTACGCCACACCTTCTGATAGGAGTCGCCGGGGATGAGGGGGGCGTTCTGGACGGCGATGAGGGCGCCGTAGTTATACGCCATCGCCATTTCGGTGCGGGCAATCCTCGTAGCCCGACGACGGCGAAGGAACGCGGAGTAGTCCTGAGCCATCGCAACGGCGCGGACGAGGGGGGTTCCGGCCTCGATGAGGGATGCGTGCCGGCGGTCAACGTAGCCCTGTTCCTGCTCCGTGAGACCAACGAGGGGGCGGAGGTACTGGGCGAGGTGGACGGAGTCGAGAGGGTCGTCAACGATGTGGTGCCGCAAGAGCTTCGACAGCGCGTCGTGTTGCGCCCGCGAGAGGTCGACGGCCAGGGAATCCCCGCGCTTCCCAATCCACTCCCGGAAGCCCTTGCCGAGCAACTCGACGGATGGAGCCCCTCCCGGCATCTTGCCGAGCCCGGGGAGGATTCCCGCAGCACCAGACCGCAACGCCTTCTCCCACTCGGGCCCGAGGCGCTCGTTGATGAAGCGGGCATAGGACTGGTGAAACTCGGCCTCCCAGCCCTTCGGAACTTCACCATCCCGGACGGCGTTGCGGATCTCTTGGTCCTTGAGCGCGCTCGCTTGGGCGTTGATGGTCGAGTAGAGCCATCGGGTCAAGCGGGGCTCGGCCGCGTCGATGACCTTCTGCATCTCCTCGGCCACGTCGCGGGTGTTGACCGGGATTGGCTTGGTGAAGGGGCGAGGGGTCGGGGTTGGCTCCCCCGGCTTCGTCGAGTCAGGGCGGGGGAGCTTCGTGGGGATGTCGGCGCCGTAGGGGTCGGCCTTGCGCTCAAGAGCCAGGGCGCGAAGGACGAACAGCGGGGGCCATTCCTCGCAATGCTCGCACATCTCAAGCTTCCCCGTGCCCGTTCGCCCTGGCCTTCAGTTGCAGCGTGAAGGCATCGAACAGCAGGGCAGCGTGATTACCAACCCCTCCGTTGCGCTTCTCCGCAGGGGCTTCCAGTGCCGGAGGATTGAGCGCCTCAACGTCTTCAGCCTGCGTCGTCTCCGTCTGGACTGCGCCAACAGGGATGAGGTTCGAGGCGACGTACCCAACATCCCCACCGGGAACGGTGAGCCCGAGATTCAAGAATTCGGCGGCGTCGTTGAAGCTCACGCCCATCGCCCAGAGCTTCGACACGTTGCCAATCTTACGCTCAATCTGCCCGAGGAGCGCCAGGACCTTGCTTGTGTCCGGGCGGACACGGATGTCCTGTCCAAACTCCGGCGTCAAGCCCTGGTTGAAGCTCTCGGTCACGAAGGCGAGCAAGGGAATCAGCGTCTCTTCCCACCAGATCTCTTTGGCCGTCGAGATGTTGTTGTAGGTCGAGTTGTCGAAGATGCCGACGATGGGAGGCGGAACACCAAAGATGGCGCAGATTTCCTCGCGGGTCAGCTTGCGACTCTCGATGAAATCAAGCTCCACCGGGGTCATGGACAGCGGAACCCACTTGGCCTCTCGGCCCGCGTTGCCCTGGACCAACGGACGGCGCGCGTTGATGGCGCCCTGATACTCTTCCAGGATCTTCGCTTTGGCGGCGTTGAACTGGTTCTGGTCGATGATGCCGGAAACCATGAACATGCCCGGCGGAACCATGAGGTTCTGCATGCTCACTTTTTGCCACACGGCCGCATCCCGTTCCACGTCGATTATCTTCGACGCGGCCTTCATCGGGCTCATGCCCCAGTATTGGTTCCCAGGGTCGGGCAAGGAGATGTGAACCACGTCCTCCGCCAGGATCTTGTATTCCTTCCCGTCGATGCCACGGGCGACGTAATGGCTGATGTAGTCTGTGGCGCTCGGGACGTAGGCAACCGAGTTGGGGCGCACAGTCCAGAGCTCGACCGGCACCTTGCCCACCCGGATCTTACTCACCAGGGAATTGCCCGCGATGAGCAGCTCCAGGATTAGCCTGGTGAAGAACGACTGCCTGGACCAAAACTGGTTCGGGCGATTGAGCAAGGTCTCGAGCGGATGGTCGTCCACCTCAATCCACTTGCCCGAGCGGTCCCATCGGTCAACGCACCAGGGGAGTTGTGCGATGGCTTGGGCGTTCTTCTGCGCACAGACGTAGCACCAAGTCGAGCCCGCAAAGCCGTTCTCAATGGCGTTCCCGACCGACCAGGTTGACCAGCGAGGCACGCCAGCCCATCCGCCCGGGATCATGTCCCCGGGGGTGATGGACTTCCCTTCTTCCGCCGATACCTCTTGCAGGAAGTAGTTGACCGCCGTTCGGCCCTCGAGAGGGATGGGTGCCTGCTTCGTCACCCGCGCCAGAGCCTCTCGATTCGCGCCGCCCCCGCCGTTCCACAAGTCGCGCAACCAGCCCATGTCAACCTCCCGCCTTCGACACGCGGATCATCAGCCGGTCACCCTCTCTCGTCCCGGTCGGAGCGAGCGAGGAGGGGAGGTCGAATGTCTCGCCCTCCCTGTACTCTAGCAGGGTGTATTCGCCCTCGTCTCCCTCGATACGGTCGACTACCACGGGGGTCTCGACGGCGGCCCCTGGCGTGCCCTCTGTGGCCCCTCCGAGAGCTGCCCCGCCCACACAGGCCGAGAGGTAGTCGGAGCCGCTACGGGCCCAGGAGCAACGCGAGCAGGCTACCTCGTAGCGGTCGGCCCCGGCCCTGACGTAGAGGGGCGCGTCACAGGCGGGGCACAAGCGAAGGAGAGCGGACACAGGGCCTCCTGATGGGGCCCGCCGCGAGAGGAGGAGAGAGGGGCAGGCCCGGGCACAATCCTGCCCGCTCAGAGGGGCGGCGTCAAACCCAAGGCAGCGATGAGGAAAATCTGGGCATAGAAAAAAAGATTGCACCCCTGTCGTTTTTTCATTGACGAAAATATCAGGGGGGATTACATTGATTTTCGTCGGGGGGCAATAGAGCCACCTGGCGACCCGGAGACGGACATGGCCACCACGCTCGAAACACGAATCGCCGCCCATCAGATCGCGACCCGCCTGCAGCGCACCGGATCGGACCCCTCGACCCTGCGAGCGATTGAGCGGGCGACCGCCGCCCTGAAGGCACTTTACGCCGCGAACGCATCGGATCAGGAAGTCGAGCGCGCCGTGCATGCTCTCGACCTCATCGTCAGCCGCACCCGCTAACCACCAGCCCCACTCGGTGGGGCCCAACCCCGAAAGGAGCACACACCATGAACGCCTATCGCGCCACTCTCGCCAGCCTCGTCGCTCTCGCCGCTGCCATCGAGCCCGCCATCATCGCCGAGCTCGCCTCCGAGGTCGCAACCAGCCTCCACCTGCATCTGCTCTGCGACGGATGCCAGTGTCGAGAGGTCGTGGCCGCCCGCGCCGCCCTGCCTACTGTCGCCGCCGCTGCCCTGATTGCCGCAGAGGCACAGCAGCGAGCCGAACTCGAGGCGATGACGAAGCGCCTGCGCAAGGATGCCGCCGCCCGAGAGCGCTCCAACCTCAGCCCCTACGCCATCCCCCTCCCGCTCACACGCTGACCACCACACCACGCCCGGCTCGCCGCCGGGCCTTCGAGGAGCACACACCATGAACGCCATCACCATCACGCTCGCCGGAATCTCCCGCCTCGCCCGCATCGTCGCTGACCCCACCTGCGACATCATCGACGCCCGGGCCGCAGGGAACAACGTGCTCATCGACCTCGGATACTGGGCTGGCAGGAAGGTGCCTAAGAGCATCATGTCAGCGCTCGACAGCCTCTCGACCGAGGCCCGCACCATGGTCGACTGGGAAGATGGCCGCGGCGACGACGAATAGCCCACCCAACCCCGCCCCCGGCGAGGGGGCGTAACGAGAAGGAGCACGAACATGGTAGCGACAGTAGGACTCCCCGGAAGCAGCGAATTCAAGTGGCGACACGGCAAGGACCGCAAGGCCCTCTCGGCGTGGCAGGACTCTGAGGCGCAGCGCATCTTCGACGGAACTGGCCGAATGACCGATTGCCTGTGGATTTCCGACAAGGAAGCCCGCAAGGCCAAGTGGCGCGACGGGAGGCACATCTTCCTCGTCGACGGACTCCCCTACGGATTCGGGTCGCGCCGCCTCGTATTCAGCCCTGAGTGCGAACTGGAGACCACCAATGGCTGACACACCCCGCAAACGGGGCCGCCCCACCGGGCGCCGCTACACCCACCTCGTGCAGTGCGGCTTCTCCGACGAGCAAGCCGAGTGGCTCAAGATCGCCGCCATCAAGGCCGGGATGGCTCGCCTGCCCGGAATCATCCGGGCCTGCGTCGACGAGGCGATGGCCCGCGACGCGAATCAGAGCAAGCCCGCGGAATAGGCGCGAACGCACTTCCAGGGCATGTCCCCGACCTCCCGGGGACCACAGTAGCGCTCGACTCCGCCCCAGGGCCGTAGGAGCCTCTCCCAGCGCGTCAGGCTCCGAGCATACTCCAGCCCCTCCGTACCCCACCAAACGAGCCTAGCGGCGTGCGCAGCGGCCTCTATCTCGACGAACTCCGGCCCAGCTCGGACGGCAATCATCGAGAGCAGGCGCGAGACGGGATGGAAGGCCAAGACGCGGTGCAATCGGTGGACGATTGCGGCGTTCGGCGTGTTGGCGTAGGCCAGACGGAGACGCTCGACAATCGGGAAGTCCAGGTTGATCCCGGCCCCCTCCAGCTTGGTGTGCGGGATCGGCATGAACGCCGAGCAGATCGGGTTGACGTGCAACCCCTCTGCCCCAGGAAGATGGCACAGAGCAAGTACCATCTCGCGGTATTCATCCCAGTCGTCTTGCCATTCTCCAGGAAGGTCGACGATCAGGTAGTAGTACAGAGCAAGTCGTCCCTTCGCTGAGAGCATCTCGGCCACGCGGTCAACGAGGGCCTTGTTTTTCAGTGGCTTGTTGACCGACTTGCGCAGCTTCTCTGATAGCCCATCGAGCCCGAACCTCTGCGCCCATCCTCGCTCTCGCTTCCCAAGCTCCTCGAAACAGACATCCGTGTCAGCCCGCACGATGCCGAGCTTGGCAATCAAGTCCTCGAGCTCGTCCTTCCTGGAGTATTGCGACGTGCTTGGGGCGAACAACATCACGGGCCCGCTCGACTCGCGAACGTGACGCTTGACCTCGTCAAAGTCCACCTCGCGATATGGCTTCAGATGCGACACCGCACAGAATGCACAGCGGCGCTTGCATCCTCGGGCAATCTCGATGCGGGTGCCCGTGCGGACTCGGTGCGAGAACGAGGGCACCGGGTTCACCGAGCGATAGTCGACCGACCCTTCCCCCGTGTAGCAAAGGGATTGCAGGTCCTCGATGCTGCGGATTCCCTCGCCGTCGCCAACGAGAACGCCATCGACGTAGGGCAGGATCGGGAGTGGGTTGAAGGTCTGGAACCCGCCGACGTAGATTTTCGGCCCCACTCTCGAGCCATCGGGGCGCAGGATTCCGGCCCGCCTGAGCCACTGTGGCAACTCCCAGACGTGCAACCACCAGAACAGAGAGACGAGCAACACGTCGCAGGCCTTGGCTGTCTTCTCACTCACGTTGACGAGCCCAGGCAAGTCTCGCAACGCAGAGTGCATCCCGTAGGAGTTGGTTGCCTCGTAGCCGAGCTGTGTCGTGCCGATCTTCATGCCTTCACCGTCTTGGTTGACGAGAACACCTTGCAGAACCTGGACAGGGCCTTGTCAATCTCGTCTTTCTTCACCGTCCAGACTTCGGCCGGGATGGCGAGCTTCACCATGATCGGCTTGTCGCGGTCGGGCATGTCCATGTCATCCTCGGGAGGAAGTGGGTCTTCCTCGGACTTGCACAGCGCGTCATAGTCGGCCCTGGACCATCCCAGATCCTCGACTGGCCAATCCCCGCCACGCAACTCGGCCAATTGCTCCCCAAGCTCCACGTCATCCCATAGTGACAGCTCGGCGCTGCGGTTGTCGACCAGGGCGAAAGCCTTCGCTTCTGACTCGTTGTCCTCGACGAAGATCGCCTCGATGCTCTCCCACCCCAGATCCGTCGCTGCCCGCAACAGCCCGTTGCCTGCGATGACTCGACGCGTGGACTTGACGACAACGACCGGGCGGCGTTGTCCGAAGCGGGTCAGGGATGAGCGCAGCACGGCGAGGTTGCGTTGCCCGTGCTGGCGGGCGTTCCGTGGGTCGGATGTCAGGGAGGAGATGGGTACCTTATGGATCTTCATGCTGCCTCAGAAGAAGAGCGCCCCAGAGGACGCGAGGAATCGTGACAGGGCTTGGCTTGTGGCGTCAACCTGGTCGTCGTTGCTCGCATTCGGGAAGCGGCCGGCTTCGAGCAGGAAGGCATCGAGCCAATCCGCATGGCTCGGGAGGTACACGTTCCCCGCCTCGATTGTGGGAGAGACGGCCATCGCCCGGGAGACCTTGCTCCCGTAGGGCTCGACAGGGACGAAGCCTGCGACCTCGCGCCCAAGCTGGCTCATGATGGCGGGGCCATTGGCCTTGTCCTCCACCAGCTTGAGGACAGCGTGCGGGTGACGGTTGCTCATTGCCCGGACGGCTTCGATGGTCTGGATGAAGCTCCATCGGCCCCGCACCTGCTCGACAAGGTAGCAACACGAGCCCTTGCGGGCCCACAACTGACCAACGACGAAACTTCCCTCGCTGGTGTCCTTGAACGACATGTCCCATGACTGAATCCACTCCGCGTAGAAGGGGTGAGGGACAAGCTCCGGTGTCCAGGATGCCTCGTCCCCGGTGGTCTCGAACCCGCGCCAGGATTTCCACCATCCCTCGCGCCAGATGTTCCCTCCCCCGAGCTCCGGGATCTGCTGGTAGATGCCCCGATAGAGGCGCCCGCCGTGCTTGCCCCGGCGGATTATCTCGAGCTCGGACAGGGGCCACCTCTCCGGCCAGAGGGGCTCACCTGGACGGCGCCCGATGGGGTCGTCACCCTCGGCTTCGGCCCGGAGCACGATGTGTCGCCACGGAACCTTGGCCTCCTTCAAGAGCCAGTCGGTCAAGTCGCCATCGCACCAGCGGGTTTGAACGACGAGGACCGATGCGCCGGGCTCGCGCCTTGTCCAGAAGGTGCTCTCCCACCAGTACTTGAGCGACTCTTGCTTTCTCTCCGATACCGCATCCTCCCAGTTTTTGTGCGGGTCGTCGCAGATGAGCAAGTCCGCGCCGCGACCAGTGAAGGTGCCGCCGATGCCACTGGTGGTCATCCCCCCACCCTGCGGGGTCTCCCAGTGTTGGACGGCCTGGCTGTCCCCCTTGAGGTGGTAGACCGTGTCCCGGACCTTCCTTGACCAATCCATCGCCAGGCCGGCCTCGTAGCTGGCGAGCATAATGCGCTTCGATGGGTCTTGGCGGAGAAGCCAAGCACAGAGCCAGAACGAGAGCAGCTCGGACTTGCCGTGTCGAGGTGGCATGTTGACGATGGCGAAGCAGTTGCCAGCCAACAACTGCGGGAGAAGCTCGTCAACGAGGTAGGTCAGGTGACGAGCGGATCGCCATCGGCCCCTGCTCTCGACCATGGCGAAGGTATCCGGGCGAGCCATCCAATAGCCGGCGCCGCCCATCAGTATTGCTCCCCAAGAATTGGCGGACACTCTCGCTTCATTCTGGCCAGCAGTTTTTTTCTTCCGGCCGGATCAGGCCCAATCACGAATGCCCGCACGCATCGTCGGCAATGGCGGGCGCGGGATAGTGGTGCCGGCAAGGGAATCAAAGGACTCAACGCCGCCGCGATAAGTTCGGCCGACGAGGGGAAACCAGCCGGGTGAATATCACGAGATTCCTTTCCCAGCATCAACCTCACCACCGCAGGGCAACGCTTCCCCGTGACGGGAAGATGGATCATGTGTGCGACGTTGCCGAATCCGAACGTGTACCATCCCGACAACACCACCCCATGACAAACCATGTCACGATCCAACTCGCACTCCGCCAAAAGGTCACCCTCGGCCGCAAGCAGCTTCAGTCTCTCGATGCTCTCGGTCACAGCTTCCCCTTGTACGCCTCGACGGAATAGATAATCGCAAGCCAATCGCTCGTTGTCTGCGCGGCCCCGATGGCTCGGTCCAGGAACTCGCGCGGCTCCTTTGGTGTCGGGGGTACCGCATCTCTCGCGGTCTCGAGAGCATCGGCCCTGGCTCGCTCGGATGTGAGGGCGGACACGAGCGCCTCCACCTCGAACACGAGCGAGGCAACATCCCCAGCCAACGCGGGCCCATCGGTTCCGGGCTTGCCGGACATAAGAACGGCCTTCGCCCTGTCCTTGATTTCCTCGAATCTCTCCCTCGTCATCATCGCCCATCCTCCTCGAATAGCCATCCCCACGGATATTTCTTGTCGCTCGTATCCTTCACCGGCCTTATCCCGAGCAGTTCAAGCACCTCGATGGCGAGCATCGGAATCAACCCATCCTCCCCGTAGTTCCGTAGTGCCAGCTTGGCTCGCACGATAATCTCCCCCCGCCTCTCGTCCGTCATCGCCCATCCTCGAATCAAAGGGCCGTCAACGCGGCCCATGTCTTGTTACTCGTCCCCGGTGAACGACTCGGCTTCGATGCATTGCACGAGTGGCTTGATGCGCTGGAAGAAGTACATCATGCCAATGGGAAGCGTCTCGATGCCGCAGCGGATCGTCATCTTGCCGGGCTCCCAGATAATGGCCCACTTGTTGGGGTCCCTTGTCTCACCCAGAGACAGCACCTGGGAGGAAGACGCTCCGGGCGGCATCGCCGGGAAAGATGGCAATGCCGGCGCCCGAGACGGGTCGACAGCCGGCCGCACCGATGGAGGCAGGAGCATCAGGCGCTGCACTTCCGCTTCGGCCTTCCCTCGCGCCTTCCTCTCGTTGTCGAGCTCGATGACGAGGCGGTCGTTATGCTGTCTCCATTCCCTCGCGTTGACCTCGCCCTGGACAGCCCTGATCCTCAGCGCTTCCCTCTCGGCCTCCAACTCCAGAATCACTTCCCTCTCAGTCATTCCTTCTTCCATCCTCTTCCCCTATGAACAAAGGCCCGCACGTCAAGTAACGGCGGGCAAATCGCAATGGACGCACGGAAAGGCCCTTTTCCCGCATTCCAGCCATACCCCACCCCTCTCTAGGGGTACACACTGCCAAATGCATTCTAGGGCTATCCTCGTGCGTGTAATCGGCATTCCTGATTGCCTCGTCTCGATGATTGCCGGTTGCGACAAATCGACTCGACCGGCGGCGAATCTCTGAGGTCCCCCTGGCGGCAAGGTGTGAACGCCAGGGATTGGGGTTTGTCGCCACCCCCACACATCACAGCGCCGCCCGGACTGCGGCGTCCTTCGACTCGAGCAGCTTCCGCAACGCGACGGCCCGCTCGGCTCCATCGGGCAACGTGTCGACGATGTGTCGAGCCAACACCGCGAACGGCTCCGACGCGGCCTGCAACCGCTGCGGGAGATGAGAGTAGGCAAAGAACTTCAGGATCACAGGGTCTGTTTCCATCTTCGTTCTCTTCGTGTCCGCAATGCCAGGACTCGCCTGGCTCGGGACGAAATCGTTGCCATCAATCTCGGCGACGGGATTGCCACCAAGCAAGACGCTGCCACACCGAATAGCCTCACGCACAACATCCCGCCCGTAGCCCAGACCCATCAGCTCGGACGCTAGAGCTACTGCGGTCGGTCCCTCTTGCCCCTCCTCGCAAGATTGCATGGCCCACATTACGACCGTCGCCAACTCGTACTGCGAGCAGAGCCCGTCGTAGATTTTCCTGGATATGTCGCCCGACCTATTCACTCCCCGCCCTCCCTCGACATCAACTCAGCATCCCGGAACGCCAGGGCCTTGAGCAGCTCCGCCCCCTTCGGGTCGGCCTGCAATGCCCGCAACCTCTCCTCCGTCACCGTGACCTGCACCCCGGCGGTCTGGATTGGCCCTCCTCCGGGCCCCGAGACTTCCAATCGGTCTCGACGCTGGTACTTGGCGGGGGCGTTGGCTTCCAACAGGAACATTAGAAGTCGGTCACTGGGCTGGGTTGGATGCTTGGCCCGGCGCCAGGCCTCAATCTCGAGAGACTCGATGGCTTCAACCCTGGCAACCTCGACGGAGGCGGCAAACTCCGGGCTGGACTCCAGCCACCCGTAGTAGCAACTCCGGCTGACCCCCGATGCCTCGCAGGCGAACTTCACGTTCCCCGAGCGACGGAACGCCTCCAACCAGACCTTCCCCCACTCCCCCGATGCCTTCCTCGGCCTTCCACCGCCGTGTTTCTTCCTCGTCTCACCCAACGGGGTGCTCTCCCCCGCCGCCTTCGGCGACTCCAATGGCTCTGTTTCGGCCGCGGAGAGCTTCGTCGGGCTCCGCTGCTTCCCCCTCCCGTATCCCTGTCGGTGCCCAGCCATCAGGGCCTCCACCCGGCCATTCTGGGGGCGTCGGGAGCAACGGCCATCAGCTCTTGGCAGCGAAAGCGCGCCCTGTCCCTCTCCTCGGTCAGGGTGGCAATCTGGGCTTGCAGGGCTTCCGCCGTGTTCGCCCAGATGTCGCACTGCTCGGCAAGCGTTGCTCGCTCTTTCAGCACCTCCGACAGTACCGCCCCGGTCTCAGCGGAATCTTCCCACGTGCAAGCGAGGACGGCCAATCTCGCGGCTTCGATATCCATCACCCCCGGCGCCGTGTTCTCTCTCTCCTCCCACTGGCCAAGGAGGCTGGCAAGGTGCTTGCCGACTCCGATGTGAGGCTTCCCGTTTCCGGTATAGGGGACAGGAGAGGCGACGACAGGAGCCTCGACAGGGGCAGCTTCGATCTTCAGCACCCGATTGGCCAGAGATACCGCGAGCATCACGAACTCTGGGAGGCTCTTCCCCCCGGGAACAAACGACACGACGATCCTTCGGTCCTTGATGTCCTCGACGCCGTCTATGACTTTGAAGTCCACCTCCGAGAGAACTGAGGCGGCAAGCGCTCGTGCGTCGTCCAGCGAGGTAGGATTCCCCGCAGTTGTTGGACGCGCGGGCGGGTGAGGGAGGTCGGGGTGTAGTGGACTCTCCAAAGCCACACCCTCCGGGGCATCCTTGGTGGGTTCCGCAACGAGGCTGATGGGCTTGCTACTCATGGGGTTGCGCCTCCTGAGTGGTAGTGGGAGGGATGGGGCTGGCGGGGGTATCCTGGCAGGCCAGTTTGCGGGATTCGAGGATGGCTTGGAGGGACTTGGAAGTTTGAACTGCGACCTTGGCGGCCTTTTCAATCTCAGCCTCAATCCACGCGGGATCTACGGTCGGGAAGTTGAAAGTCGTGAAGGCGCCGAGAGCTGCAAACTTCGCCAGAATCTCCAGATTGCCAACGAAGGTGTCGATCTCGACGGTCGGGCACAGGGAGGATTGCATCTCGACCACGAAGCGAGCGGCGATGCTCATCGCCCTCCGCACCCTGAGCTTTCTGCTTTCAACGAGAGCCAGGGTGCGAATGTCCTTCTGCAAGACGGCTTGGCGGGAATGGCGGCCCATGGGTTACTCCAGGGGGAGGGGAAGTTGCGGATCGGTGGTGCGGAGCTCGTAGCCATCCTGGGCGATGGTCTTGGCGATGGCTCGCAGGTCGGATTCGGAGAGTTGGTCCACATCGACGGTCCAGGACAGGGACAGGGAGCCTTCAACGATGCTGACTTTCGGGCGGTTCTTCACCTGCCCGACGAACGAGGCGATCTGTTTCTTTCCCTTCGCCAGGGAGTAGGAGAGCAACGGGAACTCCCGCTTGACGCTGACCGAGACGGAATTGGGTCCGTCCTCGATGGCTCGGGAGTCGTCCAAGATGCTTTGCACGGCGGCCGAGAGGAAGGGGAGCAACGAGGAATCGAGCTTGGGCAGCTCGAGATGCAGTCGGGCGTTGAATACATCCTTCCCGTCGGTCTTGACTGTGCTACGAATCTCGAGACGGGAGACAACGGCTTCGGTGGACTCGAATACGAACACGGCTCATGCGCTCCATGTGAGGCGGATCTCTGTCCGCTGGTGTTTGGTGTCGACCTCGTTGACGTAGGTATCTTTGAGCCACTTCGGGCTATCGTCCGTGATGGCTCCAAGGTCCTTGAGGGCATCGAGAAGGGGCTTGCATCCCCCTACGAGGTTCCCCTGATCCAGCTTCTTTGCTCCGTACCGGGTGATCTGGATTTCAACGACTGTGAATCGGGGAGGGAGTACCTTCTCTCCTCCTCTGAGCTGAAGGGAGGATTTCAGGAGTAGGAAGAGATCGTCCTTGTGTCTCTTCTGCTGAGACCAATGCATTCTCTGATACACGTTCTGAGAGAGAGAGGGGATTGGGATTAAAAGATTCAAGATCATGATCCTAGTGTCTCAGAGAAGAAAGAAGAACCAAGAAAGAAGAGATCCTAATTACCTTCCCTGTCCCCCCTCTCGCATGCTTCGCATGCGTCCCCCCCCCCCAGGGGGGAGGGGTATCTCTGGACTTTGGATCTTGGGAATTAAGATCAGGAGAAGAGAAGAGCGCGTGTGTGCGCGTGAGGGTCACTCCTCCTCCGTCCTGGTAAGGAAATCCTCGTAGGACTCGACGGCCGCAAACCACCCATCATGAACGGCGGAAAGTCTCGACTCCGCTCGGTTCTGCTCCTCGACGAGGAACGCCATGTTCCCCTTCTGACGGTGCCAGAGCGACCTTGCCGACCGAAGTGCTGCATCGGCGGTCGCGAATCGGGCCGAGTCCGGTCGGGCCTTGTCGCGCTTGACGGTAAGCCTCGAATCGGCCAGAGCCAGGGATTCGAGCTTCCTCGTGGCCGCGTTGATTTGGGCGACGAGATAGCGGACTTCGTGAAGGCGAAATTTGAGCGCCTGCCTGTCGATTCGCACGATGTATCTCCCGATTGAGCGCCGGAGGGGGGCTGACAGCTCACTGAGCGCCCGCCCCCCGGCATGCCCGGAGCGACCTGTGGTCCCGACTGGCGCCGGGACGTAGGACCAGAAACAAAAATACCGAAGCGTTGCGCTAGTGTCAACAATGTACGAAAAATAAGTGTGCTTGGTGTGTTTTTTTCTCTTGCAATCAGTTTCCGTCGCGCCTAGAGTGGCTTTCGTCGCGGGGCTGAGAGCGCTGCGACAGCTCGGATAGCGACATAGGACGCGGCGAGGGGACGGGACCCGCACGGAACACGGCCCCCTCGAAATGTCGGCGTGCGAAAGACGCGAGCGGTTGAGCCGGCCTCGAAAGTGCCGGACGAGTGAGGGGCAATCCTCACCCTGGGCCGCGGTCGGAGGCGAAAGGGGCGAAAGCCCGCGAGTAGTCCTGGCTCACAGCTATTTTTGAGGGGCATGACCGGTCGGGCGCCTATACGGGCCGCAGGGTTTCACTACGCCTCCGGGTTCGATTCCCGGATGCCCCATCGCTCCAACCCGCCCGGACGATTCCGGGCTCAACAACGAGGCCGCAAATGACCATTTCCGTGCGCGTTCATGTCCAGACTGGAGACCCTGAGAAGGACTACCGCAAAACGTACAAATACGAGAACATCGAAGGCGCCAGGAAGAAGGCCCTGGAGATTCTGGGCACCGAGCCACCGTCGAAACTCGACCGAGAACACAACTGGGCCATCAACGCCAAGGACGACGGGCGAATCACCATCTCCGGCGACGCGACCATCTCCGAGGTGCTTGGACTCGACACTCCCGCTGCCACCGAGCTGCCCCCCACTGAGACGGCCCACACCGAAGCCCCGACGGAGAAGCCGAAGCGGGCTCGCAAGGCCAAGGCAGCAGCTCCCGAGCTGCCCATCGAAGCCACCGAACCCGAGCCCGCCCCCGAGCCCCTGAAGTGCGCGGGATGCGGGAAGCACGGCACCGAGAGCGACCTCATCGCCCCTCCCGGCGGTCGACAGGACGAGCGCTACTGCGGCGATTGCGCCGATGTCGCCCCGGCTCCCGAGCCTCCCGCCCCTGCTCCGATTGCGCCCCCGGCGGACGAGCCCGGCGACTGCGCCCCCGAGGCGACTGCGGCCGAGTATTTCCCAATGGTCGTCCACCCCGCCGCGAGCATCTTTCCCATGATCGACGCGGCCGGGCTCAACCGCCTGGCCATGGACATCAAGGCCAATGGGATGCGGGAGCCTCTCCAACTGTGGAACGACCCCGAGCGCCCCGGCCGCCCCGTCCTCCTCGACGGCCGGAACCGATGGAAGGTGCTGCTGATGCTCGGATGGGCCGCCGACCTCCGCAAGGAAATCCAAGCCGCCAAGCCTGGCGAGGACGGGATCTATTTCCGCTGGATCGAGGCTGACCGCTCCGCCCTGATTCACATTGTCATCTCCCTGAATCTGCATCGTCGGCACCTGACCCCGAGTCAGTGCGCGATGGTGGCATCAAGCGTCAAAGAGGTCTATGCAACTGCTGCCCGCGAGAGGCAGAGTGCGGCCGGACATCGCTCGGGAGAAGTGCTTGAGGCAAACTTGCCTCAAGCAGTCAAACCGGCCGAAAGGGCACCCCAGGCTCGAGATCTGGCGGCCCGTGACCTGGGTGTCAGCGGTCGCTCGGTCGATGCGGCCGACAAGGTCCGCAAGGACGGCGTCCCGGAGCTCGTCGCGGCGGTCAACGCTGGCAAGGTCGCGGTCTCCACCGGGGCGAAGGCGACGGCCCTGCCTCCCGAGCAACAGCGTGAAGTGGCGGCGACGGGCAAGCTCCCCACCCCGCCGAAGCCTCCCAAGTCGAACCCTCCCAAGTCGGAACCGGTGGACGAATCAAGGGACGATGACGAATGCGCGGCCCTCTGGGATAGGGCTGGCGAGGTATTGCAGTCCGCGGTTCGCGAAACCCCGATGCACAAACAGACGGCGCTATTCGTGGAGATGGCCCGGGATTATCTCGGGTGGGACATCAAGACGAGCGCAATCAAGACCTAGCCCCGAGAATGCCCCCAGAATCGACAGGAGGAGGGGACGGCCCTCTCTGTCGGGGGTGACGCTCGGACGCAGCAGAGGGGCCACCACGGCCCTGCAATCGGTACTGTCGGGCGGGACAGCAAACACGGCGAGGGGCGCCGCCAAACCCCCTCGCCCATTTCCTCAGAGAGGACGAACGATGGGAACCATCAGAGAACGAATCCTGACCTGCTTGAACTACGTGAAGGCAAGCGCCACCGAGATCGCCACGATGACCGAAGCTCCGCCCGCCTCCGTGCGCCGGGAGCTGGCTCGGTTGCTTGCCGATGGTCTCGTGTCGAAGGCTGACGGGTTGTGGGCCGCCGTCGACCCGCACCCGCATGGGAAGGCGGACCTGCTCCCCGCCATCCCCTGCCCCGAGCATGGCGGGTGTATGCGGGAGGAGGTGTGCCCGGAAGAGTGCGGCTTCGTCTCCGTTGACCACGCCACCGGGCCTGACGAGACGATGGCGACGAAGGTTGAGGACGGGGAACTCGTGCGGACCGTGATGGTCCCTCGCGACCTGACTCCCGAGGCCCTCGGGGCTTGGCTCAAGCATGCCTTTGACGAGCCCGCCCAGGATGCCGCCACCGAGGCTTGCGAGGCAATCGGGGCCGAGCGTCGAGAGCAACTCGACATCGCCTTTGCCCGCCGCGCTCTCACCGTCGCAGCTCGTCACCCCCGGAATCGGTGGCTCACGGAGCCGGACGAATCGCCCGAGGCACGAGAGAAACGCCAAGCCCGAAACCGGCGTAGGAGGCGCCGACAGAATCGAGGCAACGTGGGTGCGCTCTCGGATGATAGGTGGGGCGGGAATTGGCGGATGGATTTCCTCCTCGGTGGCACGAAGAAGAACGATGCAATCGTGCGCTACGAAAGGAGGATTCTCCAGGCCGGCGGACAGAGATTCTACTTCAAGAATTCGCAGGGAAGTGTGCGGATGCTCGTCCTCCGCGACGAGGCCGAAGCGCAAGCCATCCTCGCGCAACTCAAGGGGAGCAAATAACCATGTTCTCGACCGCTCAAGCGCGGGCCCCGGAAGCCGATCCGGGCGACCCGCGATGTTACCGAGGGGTTTTGCACGACAACCCCCTCTCGACCTACCAGCGAGCAATCCTCGATTGGGTCTATGACGGCTCGGGAAACGGCGTGGTCAACGCCGTCGCTGGCTCGGGCAAGACCTCGACGCTCAAAGCTATCTCCCGCGTGCTTCCGAGCCGCGGGGTGTTCTTGGCCTTCAACAAGCACATCGCCGATGAGCTTGGTCAGAAACTCATCGGGCTCAACGTCGATGTGAGCACGATTCACTCCGTGGGATTCCGGGCTTTGCGCGCCAAGTGCGGCCGGAGCATGAAGGTCGAGTCCGGCAAGTACTTGAAGCTGATTCGCGACCTCCTCCGGGAGGCCGTTGATGGCGACTGCGGAATGGCGCTCCTCGAATCCGAGCGAGCCAGCATCAAGAAGGACTGGCCAGCCAAGGCCCTGCGCCGCATCGTCGACCTCCTCCGCCTCGACCTGGAGCCGCTACCCGCCGGGTCCGCTGGATTCGACTACGAGGCAAGCATCGCCCCCATCGTCGACCGGCACGGCATCGACCTCGATATCGGCCTCGCCCGATTCGCCGGGTGGGCATGCGCTCGAATCCTCCGACAGGGGCTAGAGATGGTGCGGAAGGGGGAGGCGCTCGACTTCACAGACATGCTCTGGGCGTGCGTGGTGTTGGGGGCCAAGCCATTTTCGTATTCGTGGGTTCTGTGCGACGAGTGCCAAGACCTAAGCCCGGCGCAACTCTCCGTCGCGCTCTCGTGTGTGTACCGCAACGGGCGATTCCTGGCCGTCGGGGATGTGAGGCAGGCCATCTACGGATTCGCGGGGGCGGACTCGGAATCCGTCGCTCGAATCATCGAGACGACGAACGCGGCACGGCTCCCGCTCAACATCTGCTATCGTTGCCCAACGTCGCACCTGGACATGGCGCGAACCATCGTACCGGAGATTGAGCCGGCGCCGTGGGCGAAGGAGGGAGAGATCGAAAGCATCCCACGGGTGGAGGTTGGAACCCTCGTTGGGGATGGCGATCTGGTGCTGTGCCGAACGACGGCGCCACTCATTCGCCTCTGTTTCGAGCTGCTGTCGAAGGGGGTATCGGCCCGAGTCCGCGGCCGGGATATTGGGGCAGCATTGCTCGATGTCCTGGACGATATCGAGAAACAGCGAGGGTTCCGATTCAGGGACTTTCCCGCGCAAGTCGAGGCATGGGAAAGTGAGCGGGTGCGGCGGATTCTGAAGAAGAACGGCGGGGACGACGACGACCCCGCAATCCAAGCCATCGGCGACCAGGCCGAGTGCCTGAAGGCATTCCACGAATGGATGATGGCAAGGCATGTTCCAGATCCGTACTATCGCGGCGCCGTGTACGAGGATGGGACAGAAATGCAGGCACCGAGGCCGAACATCAAGGCGCTCCGTCGCGAGATCGAGGATCTCTTTTCCGACGAACGCCCGGGAGTGTGGCTCTCGACGGTGCATCGAGCCAAAGGGCTCGAGGCGGATCGAGTGTGGATTCTCCGGCCCGACCTACTACCGTTTCCCTACGCGCGCCAACCGTGGCAAGTGGTGCAAGAGCAGAACCTGCGCTATGTGGCGTTGACGCGGGCAAAGAAGAGTCTGTTTTTCATCGTCGAGGAACCGAAGGAGAAGAAGCATGGCAAGTGAGACTCGGTCGCAGAAGCGAGACAGGAAATGGAGGGAACGCCTGATGGCACGTGGGATGCGCCTCCCGGGTGGGGCGTACATCGCCAAGCACGCGGGCAAGTGGGCTCTCGTGCCTGGCCCTGAGACGTGCATCGGCACCATCCGCATCTACGAGACTCTCTACGGCGCCAGAATGGCGGCCAAGCAGAGGAAGCGATGACCAGGAAAGACCTGCTCAGTTTCATCGAGCTGATCGAACTCACACTCCCGTTTGCCGACACTGCGACGGCCGTGGTTGCGGCAAGCGCATTCCACCTCGTCGCGATGGCCGCGACCGAAAGGGCTCGCGCGTGTCGACTCACGGAACGGGGCAGCGAGAATGCCGAGGAAGTGCAGGGCATGGCGCACAACATGCTGCAACTCGCGGCCTCCCTCGTGCGCCTCGCTGGCGTCGATGGCATCGGTGCCCCGACCTGGACGATCGACACGGGCGCAAGCCCGAAGGAGGAGGCAAGTGAAGTACGCAACGACAAATAGCGAAAGGGCAGTGTGGGGGCGATGCCGGCACCTATGGCTCCTCTCTGAAGGGCTCGGCCTGATGTCGAGCTACGAAGCCGCCCCGCTCGCATTCGGGCGGGCCTGGCATGCGTGCATGGATGCATGGTGGGGCGCCATGGCGGAGGGAACCGCGAATCGACTGGATGCGGTGCAGAGGGTAGCAAGGGCCCGCGTCGACGCCGCACGGGCGAAGCTCGCAGGCGGATTCTCGACCACCAATCCCCCGGCCGCATTCGACGAGGACGACGCCGAGCATTCCGAGTCGGTCTTGCTCGCCATGTGCAAGGGCTACGAGGAACAGTGGCGTGTCGAGGTTGGGGATCTGAAGGTCGTCGCGACAGAGCTTGCCCTGGAGGCCCGCACGACGAGCCCTCGGGATGTCACATCGAGAGACAACCGATTCGCCGGGCACATCGACAAGCTCTGCCAGGACAAGGACGGCCAGTTCTGGATCATCGAGCACAAGACGAGCGGGCGAACGCGCCCCCTCTCGTCCTGGTTGGATTCCCACTACAACCCACAGGCGGAAACGTACGCCTATCTCCTCAGTCGCGCCAAGCCGCCCATCAAGCCCGCCGGGGTGGTCTACGACCTAGCCCTCAAGGATGTTCCTCCGGCGCCGGGTTCACTGGAACTCGTCAAGGATCGGACGACGAAGCGAATGCGCCTCCCGGCTCGTCTTCCTCGTCACGCTTCCGAGCCCTGGCTACGGGCTGAGTTGATCCGACTTGGACAGGATCTCGCGGACTACCGGGGCGACCTCGACTCACTGCACGGCGACGATCTGACGCCGACACTGTTTCGGCGGGAGTGGGTTCGGTTTTCGGGCGATGCCTGGAACGACGTGGAGAGGGTTGGGCGGGAGTTACACGTCGTGGCATCGGAGCTTCGTCTGGCCCATGACAAGGTGAGCCATTATCGCAAGGTGTTGCTCGTCAACCCTGGCGACCACATACAGACCGCCAAAGCCGCCATTTCCCTCGGCGCCATCTTCCCCCGCAACGCCTCGGGGTGCTATGCCTACGGGCGAAGGTGTGAGTACATGGATCTGTGCCGCTTCCCCTCCCCGGAGGCGGCATCGGCATTCACGTGCAAGGAGAATCTCCGTGAGAATCCTTGAGATCATCACCGTCCACCCAGATGACCTTGAATGGGTCAAGGAGACTGTAGAGAGAATAAGCATCGAGCCACGTCCCAGTGTGGAATGTGGCAATAGCGAAAGAAAGGGATTCGTGACACTCACCTACGGCAACTATCCTGGCATCTACATTGTTGGAGGAGAACGTGAAAGCAAGTGAACTACTGCAAGCCGAGCCGTGGCTGAAGGTCCTGGTCTACGGCGACAGTGGGACGGGAAAGACAAGCTGGGCCGCCCGGTCCCCAATGCCCATCATCCTCGCGACCGAGCGCCAGGCAATCCCCTCGATTGCCGTCGCGGCGCCTGACGCCGAGGTCTTCCTCATCAACAACTACGAATCCATGGAACGCATCATGGACGCACTGTCCAAGGGCGCTTCGGTGAAGCTCGACAACGGGCAGATGGCGTTTCGGTTCTGCGACAGGAGCGGGACCGAGTACACCTGCCAAACCATCGTCATCGACTCCCTCTCGGACATGCACACCCGCATTGCCGAGCATGTGAAGGTCGACGAGGTCGAAAAGCTCGTGATGAAGCGATGGGGTGAGGCACAGAAGCTCCTTGCATCGCTCCTCCAACGGCTCCGCAGCTTGCCCGTCAACGTGGTATGCATCTGCCTCCAATCCACTCTGGGCGGGTCGGAGGGCGAAGCGCGGCGCACCATCCCCGACCTCTACGGGAAGATGGCGGAGAAGGTTGGGCAGTACTTCAGTGCGGTCGGATTCGCGCACAAGCGCAGCGGGGCTTTCCAATACGGCATCGCATTCAACGCGGGCTCGGGCTTCGTAACGAAGCGCCCGCCGACGACCACGGACTTCCCCGACGTGGTGATGCAGGACTTGAGGACGCCGGGCAAGACGACCCTGGGAAGCATCCTCCTGAGCATCAACGCGGGCATGGCTGGCATCCCCTCTCGGGATGGTGACAGCGGCTCCCTCGTCAGCGAGAGTGAGGCGGGGGAAGGGAAGGCGATCCTCCCTCCGGCCCCGAAGGCGAAGGTCAAGAGCAAGCAGTAGAGACATTGCCCGGGGCCAACAAACTCGGGCACAACCAACGTGGGCAAATTTGCCCACGCACATCGGAGCAACTCCCAATGGCAAGTTTCTCGACGAAAGCGGACTACAACTTCACCCTCGCCCCCGGACTCCATGCGGCGCAGATCACCCGCGCCATCGTGGGCGAGAGCAAGACAGGCAAACCTATGCTCTCGCTGCGGTTCTCGATCTGCGGCGGCAAGTTGACGTGGCGGGATTTCATCGTGCTCGAGGCTTCCCGCTTCGGGTTCGGGCGCCTCGTCACCCTCTGCGACAGCATCGGCGTAGTGGGTGCTGCGGATGACCCGAACGGGTTGGACCCCTTCGACCAGTCCAGCGTGACCACCCATCTGCTCGGCAAGGTGCTCCAGGTCGAGACGACGAACGAGACGACCCAGGGACACGACGGGCGGCCATTCGTCCAGGTTCGGTCCGTCACCTTCGCCGCTCTCGACTCCGAGCAATCCATCGAGTGGGCGGAAACTCCCGCCCTCCCCGAGGACGCGATTGAGGATTGGGACGGCAACCGGATTGGTCCGGACACGTACGAAGCCCCGAAGGCCAAGGCGGCCCCGAGGGCGAAAGCAAAGAAGGCCGACAAGCCCGACCCGAACATCCCATTCTAGGGCCCTGGACGCCCCGTGGACGCATCCGAGGCTGACCACTGGCCCTGACAGCCGGGACAGCCTCGGATAGCGCAAAGGAGGCACTGTGCGCCCAGAATCGCTATCCCTACTGAGGGGACGCCTGCTCTACTACCTCGCCGCCTCGGAGGGGGGCATGGCTCGCATCCCCCTCGAATCCGCGAAGGTGCTGCTAGCACTCGAGCCCGGGGAGTGTCTGATGAGAACCGTCGAAGGCATCTCCGCCCTGGCCGGGAAGAAGCTGCGGATGACGGTGACCTCGACCTGCTTGGACGTGCGGCTTGCGACTTTCGCCGCATCGGCCGACATGGACTCGGTGCGGGCGGTATTCGACCACTGGCACTTTGCCTGTGGAAAGACGAGCATCGTGAAGCTCTCCCCGAAGCGCATCGAGAAGATTCGTTGCAGACTCGGAGAGGGATTCACCGTCGAGCAACTCTGCGCGGCCACGGACGCGATGCTGGCCGACCCGTTCTACAACGACCCAACGCCGGGGGCCACGCGATACAACGACATCGAGCTTGTGTGCCGGACCAGGGACCATGTGGAAAGGTTCCTCGAAAGGGCAGCAGAGCAAGACACGGTGCGGCGACAGACACTCAGAGACCGCATCAAGGGATTGGGTGGATGATGGATTCGAGCCCGCAAGAAACTCTCCGCGAAGCAGGCATCACGTGGCGACCCCTCAACGGCGGGAAGGAGGCCCGCTTTCCGTGCCCGTGCTGTGCGAATGATGAGGGCTTCGGGCTGAACCTCAAAACGGGGTTGTGGGGGTGCCTCCGAGCCTCGTGCGGAAAGCATGGGAACCTCTATCAACTCCGCTGCCTGCTTGGGCTCGCATACCAAGTCCAGGCCCCGGCGCAACCCACAACCCACGAGGCCAGGAACGCCGCCCGCCCATTTCAGGCCAAGGAAACGGTGGACTTCCGGCGGTGGAACGAGGTGCTCTGGTCGTCCAACCACGCCGGGGCCGCCGCGACTCGTGACTACCTGGCCGAGCGCGGATTCTCGCGACTCGTCATCGACCTGGCCTGCCTCGGATGGGCTCCTCGACACCCAGGGGACACACGGGCCGGGCAAGTGGTGGGCAATGGGATGGTCGCCATCCCCTACTTCACGGGCGACGATGCCACGCTCGTGAAGCTCCGGTGGGTGCCTCCCGAGCCCGAGGACGACAAGGGGAAGCCCATCCGATATGCCCGTGTGGCCGGAGGGAAGTCCTCGCTCTATGCCCCCGTCGGAATCCCGGAGGGGCGCACGGTGCTCGTCTGCGGCGGGGAGATGGATTGCCTCTCGATTCTGGAGGCCGCCAGGGAGGCGAGGCTATTGGAGGTGGCGGACGGTCCCAGGTGGCTCGAGATCGTCCCCGTATCCATCCCTGATGGCGAGGGGTCGTGGTCGGAGTCCTTCACCGAACAGCTCGGCGCCGTCGAGGACATCGTGCTTTGCTACGACTCGGACACGGCCGGGGAGGCGGGGGCAAAGAAGGCAGCGGAAGCCATCGGCGCTTTCCGGGTGAGGATTGGCCACTGGCCAGAGGGGCACAAGGACGGGAACGCCGCCCTCGTCGCGGGCGCTCTCGACTGGGGTGCTGTCGGGCGGATCATCGAAGAGGCGAAGTCTCCGGCCGGGTCGCAGATCGTCTCAACGAAAGACCTTGAGGCGTCCGTCCTCTCACAACTCTTCGGTGCCCAGCCAAGAGGGTGGCCCACTGGATGGGCCGGACTCGATGAGTTGTTTGGGGGCTGGCGACAGGGAGAGGTCACCATCGTTACAGGCCCAACAGGCTCGGGCAAGACAACGCTGGCCTATCAGGCCGCGCTATACCAAGCCCAGCAGGGACGCCGAGTCCTGGTCTGCCCATTCGAGGGCGGCCCGACCTTCGCGGCGATTCGATTCGTGAGACAGCTCCTCGGTGGAGACCCCGAGACCTACGGTGAGGGTCGAGTCAGGGAAGCCCTGGCGGAGATTCGCAGCTCCGTGTTTTTCTTTGACCACGTTGGGGCTGTTGAGTGTCGCAGGTATGCGGCGACGATGGAGTATTGCATCAAGTCCCTCGGCATTGACTTCGTGGTTGTCGACCATCTCCATTTCATGACTCGCCGCGCGGACAAGGATCGATGGGACCAACAGGATCAAATCGTGATGGATTCGCAGATGACGATCCAACGGTCCGGCGCCCACATGCTCTTGCTCGCTCACAGCGCGGCGAACAAACCCAAGACGAAGGACAAGGACGACGTGATAACCCAGTTGAGCGACATCAAGGGACACACGGAAGTCTTTCAGGACACGGCCAACGCCATCAGCGTATACCGACCCCGGACCAACGACCGAGAGGACATGCGCGACCAATCAACCGGGCTCTACCCGGCCGCGGTTGTCGTAATCAAGACCCGCATGGAATATGGGCGGGAGGGACTCGTGGAGTTGAGCTTTGACAAGCCGCGCGGTCGATTCCTCGACAAGTCGCAGAACCAACAACCCGAAACCAATCGCTCTCGCACCGAGCCGAGTAGCGATGATGTGACATGGAGCATGCCACTGTGAGCGGAGAACGCAGACGACCATACGGGAAGAGTCGCGCCGTCGACCCCGAGCTTGATGAGTCCGAAAGCATGGCACAGCTACTCGTCGCGCTCGACAAGCAGCGCCCGAAGGTGAGGGGCGATTGCATCAACGCGCAACGCCCGTGCCGATGGATCTCGTGCCGATTCCATCTCAAGTACGACGAGGACAGGGGGACGCTCAAGGACAACTTCCCACTGCTATCTGTCGACCAGATGCGCGAGACTTGCGCTCTTGATGTGGCCGACCGTGGCGGGGTGACTCTCGACGCGGCCGGGCAAGCCATGAACTGCACCCGTGAGAGGGTGAGGCAGATCGAGGAGCGGGCCCTACTGAAAGCGGGCGGGGAGGTCACGGTGTCGATGCGGCCGGAGGAGGAGCCATTGCCGTCCGGCGGACCGGCCCCGAAGTACCGCCCTCGACTGTCGGAGCAAGCCCTGCTCCCGTGCTACCGTGGCGGGTCGCAATCAACCGAACGAGGAAGGCCGCCGAGATTCAGCTACGGCGCCTCGGATAGGAGGAAGAGATCGTGAGAAAGCAACTACTCGAAATCGAGAAGGAGAGGGTGAGGCAGGATCTCAAGTGGGGCGCGGACAAGCACCCTGGGTCCGGCCTCTGGTCCCTCGTGCTGATGGAGGAGGTCGGGGAAGAAGCTCGGGCGGCGATGACGGGGGACATTGCGGCGCTGCGCAATGAGCTTGTGCAAGTCGCCGCCGTGGCCGTGGCATGGGTTGAGAGCCTCGACGATGGGAGAGCACAGAGAAGCGGGGAATGGTGGGAAGCGATGACTCGGGAGGCATTCGAGGCCGGGCGCAAGTCGGTCATTGGTGAGGAGGTGGACCATGGGGGGAAATAGCGGGTCGATGTCGGACGCCTACACCTACGACACCCACGAGGAGCGCCGTCTCAAGCGCATCATCGAGGAGTGGCGTGCGAAGGCGGAAAAGGCCGAGGCGCGGGTGACCACGCTAGAGGCCGAGGTCGAGCGGCTAGAAGCAGAAGTCCGCGAGATCTCCCCCCGGTGGCGCGAGTGGCGGGAGGAGAGACAGAACCGGCGCAGGGAGGTGGACCATGGGTAGAGTTTTAGAGGAAGCCGTAATTTCGGTGCTTGAGAATCTCCCTGCTGGGATAGAGTTTCGGGCGTGGGATATCGCCTATGCGCTTGGCGAGCCGTCGTCGTCGTGCGTCGCCGGGGCGCTCCGGCGCCTCGTCGCGAGCGGGCGAGTCAGGCGTAAGCCACACGGCGAGAGGCCATCCACCTATTCGCTCTCCACTGGCGCCGCCGAAGGCGAGGAGGTGGGCCATGGGTAGGCACGTAGCTGCGAACATCGCCACTCAGTACATTGCCGACACCGGCGTCGACTTCGCGTCGCTGCTCTCGTCGGACACCGCGCCCGACTGCGTGGAGCTGATGGGCGAGGTCGCGGCCTGCTGCCCCACGCACGGGCACACTCTCGAGGCCCTGTGGGTAGACCCGCTCGACCGCGATGGGCTCCGCCCGGCGTGCGGCCTGCGCGGGTACACGTGGGGGCACCACTGCGCCCCGCTGATCGACGGGCTCGTGCACGATGCCTGGCACCCAGAGCTGGTGCTGCCCCCAGACGAGTACTGCGATGCGGCCTTCCCGGAGCAGCTCGTGGCGTGGGAGGTGCTGTGCGTCACTGGTGATGACGAAAAGGAGGGACCGTGACGACCTATCAAGAATTCCTGGCATCCAAAGCCATCGTCGACGCACCATCGGGAATCGAAGTCCCGGCGGACGCCATCAACCCAATGCTGTTTCCCTTTCAGAAAGACATCGTGCGCTGGGCATTGCGTCGCGGGCGGGCCTGCATTTTCGCGGATTGTGGCTTAGGTAAGACCCCGATGCAGCTCGAGTGGGCGCGATTGGTAGCCGAGCACTCCGGCGGGCGCGTCCTCATCCTCGCACCGCTGAACGTCGTCGAACAAACACTGCGAGAGGCCGAGAAGTTTGAAGTGGATGCAATCTCAGCACGGGAGCAGAAGGACGCTCGATGGGCTCAAATCGCAGTCACCAACTACGAAATGCTGGAAAAGTTCGACGCGAGCGAGTTTGCCGGCGTTGTCCTCGACGAGTCATCGATCCTCAAGAGCTTCACCGGAAAGACGAAGCGGCTCCTGTGTGATGCCTTCTCCGATACACAATACCGCCTGTGCTGTACCGCAACCCCGGCCCCGAATGACCACATGGAGCTTGGGAACCACGCCGACTTCCTGGGCATCATGCCGTCCAACGAAATGCTGTCTCGGTGGTTCGTCAACGACCCCATGTGTGCCGGGAACTACCGATTGAAGGGGCACGCTGAGGGGGACTTCTGGAAGTGGGTGACGAGTTGGGCCGCGTCGTGTGGCGCTCCTTCCGACCTCGGCTATTCGGACAAGGGCTTCGTCCTCCCCGAGCTCGTCGTCACGCAGCACACCGTCGACACGCCACCAGAGGCCGCATTCCAACTGGGCTCCCTATTCCCCGGCCAATCTCTCTCGGCTACCGACCTCTGGCGGGACAAGCGGGAGACGCTCTCTACCCGCACCGCGGAAGTCGCCCGCCTCGTCAACGCCGAGCCTGACCAGGCGTGGATCGTGTGGTGCTCGACGGACTACGAGGCGGACGCGCTCTGCGCCGCAATCCACGAAGCCATCGAAGTGCGCGGGTCGCAACCGCGCGCCACCAAGGCCGCTCGCCTGCTGGCCTTCTCGTCTGGTGTGGCGCGAGTCATCATTACCAAGCCGGGGGTTGCGGGGCTTGGGTTGAACTGGCAACACTGCGCACGCCAAGTGTTTTCGTCATTGACCTACTCCTTCGAGGACCTCTACCAAGCAATCCGCCGCAGCTACCGCTTCGGGCAGAAACAGCCCGTCAACGTTCACATCGTCACCGCTGAGACCGAGGGCAATATCGTCGCCACGGTCAAGCGCAAGAAAGAGGACCACGACAAGATGAAACGCCAAATGTGCGCCGCCGTCCGCAAGCACGGCCTCGTGTGGAGACCTGACCGCGGACTCACTGAATCCGGCTCGGAGGTCGCAAAAGGGGAGGGATGGGAGTTGAATCTCGGGGACTCGATGGTATTCACATCGAAGCTCCCCGATGAGAGCGTTGACCTGTGTGTACATTCCCCGCCGTTCGTCGACCTCTACATCTACAGCGACGCGATTGCAGACCTCGGAAACTCGGCCAACGACACGGAGTTTTTCCAGCACTACGCCTACTTGATTCGGGAGTTGCTCCGCGTGACCAAGCCCGGCCGTCTGTGCTGCGTCCATTGCAAGGACCTTCCCCTCTACAAAAACCGCGATGGTGCGGCCGGCCTCTACGATTTTCCTGGCGCCATCGTCGAGACTTTCGAGGCCGCTGGGTGGACATTCCACAGTCGCGTGACCGTCTGGAAAGACCCCGTGATTGAGATGCAGCGGACGTAGAATCACGGGCTCTTGCATAAGAACTTCATGGCCCGCCGCGAGGTGTGCCGGATGGGCATGGCGGACTTCGTCCTCACGTTTCGCAAGTGGGCGCCGGACCTGCCAGACCACCTCATCACTCACCCCCCGATTGCAGGGGACTACATCGGCGACAACCCTCCCACGTCATGGGACTCCGACAGGGATTGGTCGATCCAACTGTGGCAGAAGTACGCCTCCCCGGTGTGGTTTGACATCCGGCAAACCAACGTCCTCCAGTATGCAGGCGCTCGGGAGGAGGCAGACGAGCGCCACATTTGCCCGCTGCAACTCGACGTGATTGAGCGCCTCGTGTGGCTCTACTCGAACCCCGGCGAGCTCGTGTTTGACCCATTCTGTGGGGTTGGATCGACGCCGCACGTCGCCCTCAAGATGGGTCGCCGAGGTCTCGGGTGCGAACTGAAGCGCTCCTACTGGGAGCAATCGAAGGTCAACCTCTCCGAGGTATCGCGCTCACTGAAGCAGCGCTCACTATTCGAGGTGAGCGCGTGACCATCGAGCTAGCCGAGGCTCTGTCACGAGCATGGGTGCCCCGCAGTGTGGCTCCTCAGTGAGAGGGACCGAGGCACCCCCTGGTGTCCCAAATGCGCCACAGAGGCCATGGCGGCCCTGGAAAGGGCACGCGCATGGGTGGCGACCGAGAAGGCTAAGCCGCGTCCATCGCCGCCATGATCTGGCCGACTTGCGGATAAGCTCTGCTCGTCTCAGCCCCCGCAAGCACGGAGACGACGAAGGGGAGCAATG